CCCCGATCAGCAATCATCACCACCCTCGCCAAACTCAAGGAGACTGAGGAATGACCAAAATTCGTATAACCCCGCTCGGCGTCAATCCCAAAACCTGCACAGTATGCGGCGAGGACGAGTGGTCTACTAAGGCACTCTACGCAAGCGTCAGACGTCACGCCGCTTGTGTCAGGGCCATGCGTCAAGCGCAGCACCACTTGCTGAGGGGCCGTGCGGAAGATGCGTTGGCGGTGCTTGATGCCTGCATTGGGTCATATGCCACCCTCGCCAAACTCAAGGAGACTGAGGAATGACCCACGAAGAGCAATACGCCGAGGCGCTGGCCAAGGCCGCCAAGCGTGAGAGCGCGATCATGCGAAAACGCTTTGGCAACCGGATGGAAACATCCATGGCGAATGCGAGATACAAGGTTGGCGGCGCGAAGGGTGCCGCCGTGAAGAACGCCAGATACAGCGCCAAGCAGAAGGAGCAGGACGCATGAGCGACGACAACGTGATCTATCTCAACGAGGCCACGACCGAGGACATCCCGCCGGAGCGGGTAGTAGGGGGCGCCCTCGACGCCAAGCTGTCCGTGGCCATCGTCATAGGTCGAAGGCCGGACGGGTCGATCTACTTCGCGTCCAGCACCGGAGACGTGAAGGAGGCGCACTGGCTGGTCAGCGTCGTGGCGACGAACATCGTCACGAGCTACACGACGCTGGAGGACTGAGGCATGGCAAAGAGAGAGCTACCGACACCCGAGGAGCTTCGCAAACTCCTGCGCTACGAGCCGGAGACCGGCAAGCTGTATTGGCTGGAGCGCCCGCTTGAGATGTTTAGCGATGAGTGGCTGGGCAAGTCTTGGAATACGCGATTTGCTGGCAGGGAGGCGTTAACGGCTGACAACGGGCATGGCTACCCGTTCGGCACGGTCAACTATAATCGCCTTAAAGCGCATCGCGTGATCTGGGCTATGGTTCACGGGGAGTGGCCGACTCACGAGATTGACCACATCAACGGTCGGCGCGACGACAACCGGCTCGTCAACCTGCGGTGCGTGACCCGCGCTGAGAACGCCAGAAACAGGGCGCGGATGAAACGCAACACAAGCGGCAGGACCGGCGTCTACTGGCAGGGGCGGTGCGGCAAGTGGGTGGCCTCTATTAATGGCACTTACCTCGGCCTATTTGAGCGATTCGAAGATGCAGTAAAGGCCAGAGAGAAGGCAGAGATCGAGCATGGGTATCACCCTAATCACGACCGGACTCGGTGAAAGCACGGCTTCCCACCCTTCCCCACCTTCCAAAAGCAGGTGGGGAATAGCACAAAAAGCAGCCAAAATGGCTATTTTCAGGTGGGGAGGCCAACATCTCCATAGACGGAAAAGTCCAATGAAATCAATGCTTCCCAGTCTCAGCGGCAAGGTGGGAAAAGGTGGGGGAGGTGGGGAAACCACCGCTTCCGTCCGCATACGCTGGTTGTGGCCTTGACTCTAATGATATTCCCCAGTAAGCTGCGACGCATCGCTTAGCTGCTTACTGGGGAATATCATTAAGGCCCACCGAGCTACCGCAGCCCAAATCCCAAGCACAAATCACCACAGCTAGACCAAGTAGCGGCGCCGATCCTCTGGCAATCAGCAGGGGGTCGGCGTGTTGCTTTTTGCTGGACGCAGGGGCGTGGGCGAGCGTAGGCTGGCCGCATGGTGACGGAAATCGACATAGAGCCGTGGATGCTGGACGAGGCGCTAGAGCGCTCTCAGGCGATGGGTGTTCTGCGGAATAGCCTCGTCTCTGGCAGCGGCAATCGCGCGGGGTTCGTCGGTGAGCGGCTGGTGTTCGATCACCTCGCGGAGCGCTCCCACCTCGTCGATATGCTGGCGATGGCCGACGAGTTCACGCACGACATCGAGATGAACGGGATGCTGATCGAGGTGAAGACCAAGCGCCGGAGCCAAGCTCCGCAGCCGCACTGGATGGTGTCGATGAATATGTCGTCGTGGGAGCGGCAGGCGCAGTTCTGCGACATACTGGCCTTCGCGCAGGTCACGCCCGATCTGACGCGGGGCTGGGTGCTGGGATACACGACGCCCGAGATCATGGAGAAGCGGGGCCGCGTCATCTTGGCCGGTGAGCCGGAGGGCGACAACGGGTTCGTGGCCCGCGCCGATATGATTAGCATGGAGATCGGGGAGCTTTGGGAGGAGTGTCCGCTATGGTGAGGAAGCCGACGAAGAAGCAGATCGAGGACGCGAAGAAATACGACCCGCGATCCACGGACTACGGGAGGCCCTACCCAGCCGCTGTGAGCGGTGCTGTAGCGCCTCTGGACCGCAAGGCGAGGGAGATGCAGTCAAAGTGGGGCGACCGTCTGCGAAGCCTCGTATCGCCTCCAATGGCCCTGCGGTTCGAGCAGGTCTACGAGGAGTTGCACGAGGCCATGCTGGCCGAGAACGCCGTGAAGTGCGCGGAGATCGCCGCGCGGCTCATCAAGGCGTGGGACATCTTGGAGGAGGCCGCGATTGACGCTGGTAATAGCCCGCTGCCTGAGCGTGGAGCCTTCGCGGTGGTGCTGGGCGAGGGGCGCGGCCAGTGTGTCGCGATCTGCGGGCCGAGGGCCGACGTGGCCACGGTGAGGCGCGAGAACCCGACGTGGGCGGTGTATTCGGCTGAGGACGCGGCGCGGATCATCGCGGCGGCGTCCAACGAGATCGTGGAGGCCGCGCTGAGGAGCTTCCCGAGCGCGAGGATAACGAGGATCAGCGAGCAGGATTTAGGGGACGGGGATGACATACCATTTTGAGATAGACGCGCTGCGCCCAGAGGAGGCGGCGGAGATACTGTGGGCGATGAAGCGTGGCGACGTGGTGCGCTATGCCTACCGCGCCAACCTCGGCTGGGATCACGACCCAGACCGCTGGCTTGGCGGCGCCATGCGGCGTCTGGCGGATGAGGGCGCGTTTGTGCTATTCATCAAGGCTGACCGTCCGGCGGCTTACGAGGAAGACTGGCGGCGGTTCCACTACTGCGCCAAGCGCACGGGGCGCATCATCCAACTCAACACGATCCGCAAGATATTGCAGGTCGGACCATCGGGAGACAAGGCATGAACCGAAGCGACATCTTGGGGGCCGCGCTCGGCCTGATCGACGGCCAGAGGCAGGCTGACTACGGGCCAGTCGAGGACAACTTCCGGCGCATCTCGGTCGGCGTGAACCTGATCGCCGAGGAGGCGATGCGGACGCATGGCAGGGTGACGCGGGAGCATTACGCGCTGATGATGATCTGGATGAAGATGGCCCGCCTACTGGAGACCATTGACCACGCGGATAGCTGGATCGACATCTGTGGATACGCCGCTCTGGGCGGCGAGATGGCAACGAAGGGGAATGACAATGGGCAAGCTGACTAGGGAGCGCATTGCGGCGCTGGAGGAGTATGGCGAGGACACGCTGTTCGAGCGCATCCTCTCGGGGCAGACGGTGCGATCCATCGTGCTTGGCGATAACATCGGCTGGCGTGCGTTCTATAGCTGGCTCAAGCAGGCCGAGGGGCGCGAGGAGCGCTACAAGGCGGTGCTTGAGCAGGCGAGCCACGCGATAGCAGCGCGAGCCGTGGACACGGCGCAGGCTGCGACGCCTGACATGGTGAACGTGGCGCGGCTACAGGTCGACACCGACAAGTGGTATGCGGCCAAGCTCAACCCGATCTACGACACGCGAGCCAAGGAGGTCAGCGTGACGCTGCGCGTGGAAGACCTGCACGCTCAAGCGGCGGCGCTCATCAGCGCCGAGGTGGAGAGCGAGGTCATCGACGACGTGGACTACGAAGAGGTCGAGCAGCGTGGCGACGAGGAAGCGTAAAAGGCGCGTCGCCGCACACTGGCGGTGCGCCGCGCCCGCGTGCGGGGGCGCACGCTGCATCGCAGCATTCGTCGCTGCTGTGCAGCAATGCACACGCAGCATTTCGCAACCTGAGCGATAGCCGCAGCGCAGAAACGCGGCGATCTGCGGCGCTGCCTCGCTAACACGTTGATATTGCAGCGATTACGCGCAGCATCGTGCTAACATAGTCACCATTATGCGCTATAACTGTTAAGCGCCATGCGCTTTCAGCGCCGCAGCGCAGCATCCTGACGCCGCAGCGCAGCGGAGACCCCCCCCTTCGCGATCCGGCGGGGGGTGCGGCGCTGGTGCCCGACGCAATGGTCCGGGCCTTCGTCATCCTGGGCAGCCCCGATGCGGTGCGTATCTGCCGAGAGGGGGGCTCGACGCACGTCCAGCTCAACTGGGACCTCTACCACATGCAGATCAC